TGATTGTATTTACACTCCGTAAATTTACACCAGACAACCGTGCCATATTTAGCTTTAACATCCTCTATAGTTGGTAACTCTTTTGGAAATGTATCCTCATACTTCCGTATTTTTTTCTTTGCCGGTCCAATAAATGCTTGTCTAATCTCAGGACCTACTTTTTGTAGACCACCTTTACCCATCATAATCTGTTCTCCTTTTATTGCCCACTTTCTGTAAGCTCATCTAAGTTTCTTCGTTTGATCCATAACGCCACACAAGCCGCGTCACACCAATCTTGTTCAGAAAAAATATCGCCCCACTTATCAACAGTAAATTCTTTAATACCCTGTTTATTAGCATTGCCTTTTCCTAGAATATACTTTTTCCAATGTCTGTTATCAACTGGATGACAATAAATATCACGCTGCGAACAAAGAATTCTAACTCCTTGTACTACGCCTGAAATTTCCATTGTTGACTTAGGATTCTGTATGAAAATAGCAGCTTCAACAGCTGCTTCTGTTTCTACTTTTATTTTACTCAAGTCTTGCTCAAATTTCTGAGCAATTTCAAGAATTCTTAAAGAAAAATCTTTAATTTTACTAGCCCATTTCCCTTGCGCTAAAACAGTTTCCGTGGAATCTATTAATACTGCATGGACCGCTTTAGATGAACAGTCAATCCCCATATATACAATTGGAGGGAAGTCTTTAAAAATTTGCCAATTACTTTCATGTTCTACCAAACTCTTCCTCTACTATTTCATTCATGTCTAGCACGCAATTTCGTAAATCAGTCACACATTTTCGTAATGTGTCTATATCTTGATATAAAACTGCATATCGTAAGCCACGAATAACGATTTCTGCTTTGTTTGCTGAATCTAATAATTCATGACTGTCCAGGGTTTTAAATTGTTTAGCCATTAGGAACTCCCTTTGCTAAACTCCCTACCTAAGCTTCGCAATGTAACAACTCTACTTACTGCATCATATGCAGCTTTGTAGGCATTTAATAAACCAGCGACTTTAGTATGCACAGCCTCTTGTTCAATAATTTCTCTCCTTAACTCTTTTAAGCTAGGATAATTGTCGAACGCAGCTCCTCTTACCTCATCGCGTGTTAATTTTTTCTTACCTTCAGACTCGCGCTCATCAGCAAGTCTGTAAATTGCAGTTGCATAACCTTCGTCAAAAGCTGCCTCTAAAGCTCCTTTTTTCGAAGTAATGTCTGATAATTGATATTCTAAATACGATCTATATCCGCCAAACATAGTTAAAAATTCTTCTAACTGTTTATTATCGGCGTTCATTAAATTGGTAAAGTCTAAACCGTACTCTTTTGTGACTTCTTTACCTAAAGGAGGTATACTTAAATCTTCAACAAATGCTTCTGCTTTTGCTAAAGCTTTAAACGGGCTCCATTTAGTTTCTCTATTTTCGGCTCTTAACATTTTTTTCTCTCTTGCAGGGACAGTATCTCGTGCCAGTGCATTCTTTAGGTTGTTCCGTCAAATTCATAATACGTATGCATCTATCTACTAAACCATCCCATATTGCTTTATCTTTTTCTACGCCAAAGGCTTTAATTTTTTGATCGTTTTTATTTTCGTATAACACTATTCCATAATCATATTGACTTAAATTCAAATAAATTTGTGTTTGAATAGTGTGTTCTGGCTTCGGCTCTACTAACCCCGTAAATCCTCGGCTATTAATAGATTTTAATTCTACAATAGTAGCGCCATGCGTTGGGTGCATAATTAAAAAATCTAAACGCCCGGATATAGGCGGCATGTCAGATTTAATCGCCATTTCTGTGCCAAGTAACATTTTCATTTTTTCAAAGTATTTTTCGTACCTATAACCTAAATAATCCCCACAATCAAAAATTCGTCGAGAAATAGCAGAAATTGTTTCTGGCTGTACTAGCCCATGATAACAATTATATAAATATCTATCGCACTCACTACCTAGTGCTGAAGGATAAAATACCCCCTGCCTAGCAGGCCTTTGATTTTGTTTTAACTCTTTTTCAAACGTTTTAATTAACCAAGTATCTTGTCCATTAACTACATCGGTTCGTCGTCTGACAATCTGCTCAATGCCCGCCACAATTCCTCCTGTATATCTGATTTTGTTTGAACTTTAATATGTAAAATATTTTCAATTTCAGGTTTATATAATAAAAAAGTATCTCGTTTTACATCGCGTTTTTTTAAGTGCCCATATACGCCGTCAGCTTCAATTACAAGTTTAAGTTCGGGAATCCAAAAATCTACTTGATAGCTTCCAAACATGGTTTGCTGTTCAAAGCGAAGTCCCATGTCTGACAAACAATCAGCAATAATATTTTCTTGCTTTGTATAATCAGTAGGTTTAATATTCACGAAACTTCAGCCTTTAATTCGTCTATTTTTTCTGGGTTATCTATAAAGACTTGTTTTAACCCATTTAACCCCATAGCTTTTTCATCTTTATATGTATACCAAGCACCTGCTCTAGTTATTAGTCCTCTATCAATTGCCTCACGAATAAAGCTTTCTAGTACATCAATGCCGCCTGAAACTCTAAATGGTACTATAGCATTACGCCAGTTTTCTCCGCCTACCTTGCTTTTGCGTAAGCGAATTTCCATATCAAACCCTACACGTTGTTTATTCTCTTCAATCCAACCACTTCGACGTACCTGTAAAAGAAAATGCGAAAAGAAAGTTTGAGCTAATCCGCCAGGCATGTTATCTATAGCTACTGGACCTAGACTAGAACGTACTTGATTAATGGCCACTAGCGCTGATCCATTTTTTAAATTAGGTAAAAGCTTGGGCAACGCTGAATTTATAAAGCGTGCTTGCCATGCCATTGGATTATAACTAAATTCTTCTTCGGCCACAGCAGTAGGAACTAGCCCTGCTATGCTGTCTAGCACTATAACGTCAACTCCGGCTAACATCATTTCTCTTACAATTTCTAATGCTTCTTCGCCGTTAGTAGGTTGGGCAACAAGAATCTTCTCAGCATCTACCCCGCACTTAGCTACCCAGTCTGAGTCCCACGACAATTCTGTATCTACCCAACCAGCGGTCCCACCTTGTTTCTGTGCATTAGCGCATATCTGACTTGCCAGATAGCTCTTACCGACGTTTGTAGGACCATAGAGGAGGGTCATACGCTTTTTAGGTATACCACCCCCAGTAAGGCTGTCTAAGGCCGGTATACCAAACGGGATTCTATCATAGTCAAATTCAGTATGATTGCCTCTAAATAAGTTTAAATTCTTTTTAGCTAATAATTGCTCAATTACTTGATCTGCATTATCTTTCATAATTTATTTTACTCTGGTGAGTCTATTAGTTCATCAATTTGTGTATCAACTTTTGAGCGCACAAACTCCCATACTTTATCTGTCGCGTCGCCAATTTCTTCTAGTTGAGGTTCTAAAGGTATGCTAGTGTCAATTTCATCAGCTGTTAAATCTACTCTAGCATATTGGTTAGTGTCTAACGGACCTACTCGAAACGTAAATCCTAAATGTACTGCTATTTTAGCCATTTTTTAACTCCAATCTATATAACTTTCTATATTTAATTTCACTTCAGGCTCCCATTTGTCATAATCAACTTTAGTGGCCCACGATGTAGTACAAACCTCTTTATCTACAAATAAAGGTATTTCCAACGTATTCCATTGCATTAATTCTACTATGTTAGGTACTACTGTGTCTATTTCGGACTCCAAAATTTCACAAATAATCTCATCATGCACTTGCAATAATAATTTACTTTGCGTGTCTTTAAGATAATTATTAACTGCTATCAACCGTTCACTTAATATATCCGCACTAGTGCCTTGTACAAGATAATTAACTCCTTTGTAGCTATCTGAAGCAGGAACTTTATAAACGCGCCCATATCGGTTTTTTACCCAACCTCTACTCTCTACTGTAGCCTCTACTCCTTTAATAAATTCACGGGATCCTTCTATAGCATCTAAGTATCTTTTTTTATACTGCGCAGCTTTGCCTACTGTAGTTTGAAGCTGTTGTGCTAAACGCTTAGTGCCAATCCCATAAATAATACCAAAAGTGATGCCTTTAGCCATTTGTCTATAATATTTAAACTCTGGATGATCTTCAGTAATTTCAAAAGCAATTTTAGCCGCTTCTCCATGGAAATCTACATCCGTATTATGTAATAACTCATCCATAGCATCGTTTCTCAAATAACTAAGGAAAACTCTAACTTCCATTTGCGAATAATCAAAACTTACTAATTTGTAACCAGGACGTGCTACAAACAATCTTCTAATAGCCACTTGTGTGTCGTCTTCCTCGTCAAATGACTCGTCGCCCATAAATCCCCAAGTATTTAGAACTTCGTCGCTTAACACAGCTTCAGCCGTTACGCCCTTAGTAGCAATGCTAGATTCGACTCTACCCTTTACTATACTAAGCTCTTCTTCCGAAAGCTCAACATCTCGTAATTTAAAATGATTTCGAGGGACATTCTGCAGGTTAGGCTCCCTACTACTTAGCCTGCCTGTTACAGCGCCCCAATTACAAAACGAAGTATGTAAGGTATCTTTTTCAACATAAGGTTCCAAATAAGTAGAAATCAATTTATGTAAGGCTCTATGCTGTCTAATCAATCCTGCTAATAAATGGTCAATTTGTGCTAATGCCGCAGCTGACCATGATTCTTTACCTGTAGCTGTTTCTAAGCTCGAATAAATGCCAAACTCATGAAAAACCTCTCCCATTTCTTGCGTGCTTTTAATATTAAATTCTCGGCCAGCAATCTGGTAAATTTGCTGTTCTACTTCGCGCTGCCTAGTCTTAATTTTATCAATTGCTTTTGTAATATAAGCTGAATCAACTTTAATTCCAGCGCGTTCCATTTCGTACAAAACTTTAGTTAAATCATATTGCAAATCTAATATTGCTTGCTGCCCTGTTTTTTCAATTTTTTCTAAACAATCAAAATAAAGCTTATATGTCCAAAAAACATCTTTTTCACAATAAGGCCCTAAAACCTCCGGATTAGACAAAGAATAATCTTTATTCCAATTTTCTTTCTGCAAAATTTTCTTGGTATCAATATCGTATTGCCCAGCTTGTGGTCCATACAACCTAATAATAGTCTTTGTTAACGCTAGTTCTCGTATTGTGGTATTAGCGGTCATTCTTACTAACAGCATTACATCTTTCAGAGCTTTTTTCTCAATATCTAAACCTTCTTTTTCTAAAAAGCTTAGATCAAACTTAAAATTATAGCCTATTAATTCAGTTCTGCAGCTCATTGTAGTTATTAAATCGCCCAATAAACTTATAGGAAGATTTAAGCCTTCATGATGTCTAAAAGGAAAATAGTATGTATCTATATTTTGTCCGTTATCTGTACTTACGCCAACCCCAACGCCACAAATGTGGCTCTCACCATATGCATCTGTGCCGTTGGTTTCAACATCTACTGCCCAAACAGAATAATCGGCTAAGTCATTAATAACTTGGTCATATAATAATTCTGTATTGACTAACATTAAAATAACTCATCAATATCCGCTTGGGTAACAGGCTTCGTAGTAACGTCTCCTGTGCCATTACTAGACCCTTCAGGAGCCCAAACCTCACTATATCTTTCTAAGTAGTATTGCTCTATTGTAGGAAGTTCGTTTTCAGGCTCTGGAACCTTTAACTCTCTTGTGGTGGCAGCAATAGTATACGACGTATCTTGCATACCCGTCCCAGTCCGTTTAATTCTAATAATGCCTTTATTTAAACTTCCCCAATCGTTGTAAATATCGTAAAGCTGGTTAAATACGTACTCATTGCGACCATATGACAAACTAATAATTTTAAAAGCATTTACGTCTTCTTTATAAAGCTGTTTGCCTGTAGGGTCTTTAATAGGCTCCCAACCCGCTTCTCTTCCACGCTCCGTTAACGTGCTATGTATAACTTCAAACACATAAGCCCAAAAAGTAAATTTTTGTGATGCATTAACGTCTTCTGGAACATCTCCTGCGTCAACAGAATCATGTTTAAGTAAGTTGTTAAATCCTCCCATTGCTTTAGGCCAAGTATACATTTCCACATTGTCGAAATATTTATCGTCCTCATTTCCTGTAGCTATTGGGGCAATAAATGCTTGATCCCCATCTCTAAAATAAAACTCTTGACTAGGTACTGATGTACGCTGCATTTGTTGTTTTTGTGCGTTTGTTCTTAATTGTTGTATTCTGTGTATTCCACTCATTATAGTTTCTCCCTATATAAAAAATTTGTTTACCAATAGTATCTGTTTTCAATTAATTGTTCAAGATGTTCTTTTTGTCGAATATCCTGTATATCTTTGTGCGGTGATGGTACTTGGATGTATGACGTTTGCGTTATTTTTTTTAACCTCCATAATGCTTTTTCGCGACCTAACTCGCCTGCTTTGTCATTGTCTAAACACACCACAAATTCTTTTGTTGACATTGATTTCAACAAATTATATTGGACTAAAGATAAATGAATACCCAACAAAGCTACAGCTTGATAACCATTTTGCTGTAACCACATAGTATCCAATGTGCCTTCCGTAATGCAAATAAAGTCAGACTTTTGAAGCTTATCGGCTCCAAATAATAATTGAGATTTTTTTAATCCTTTACTATACATATATTTAGGCTCGGTATTTTGTCTCCTACTTACGTGCCCTACTGTTGTCCCATCTTTATCTCGAATAGGAATTATCAGGTCATCGTAAACATTAGTGCCGCATCCCCACTCTAATAAAAAATCTTTGGTAAACCCTCTATCGTATATCCACTCTGGTAATTGATTTTCAATAAAAGATGAAGGTAACGTTTTCTCTGAATTTTGCTCAATAGTTTTTGTAGGTTCCGTAAAAGTTAATGACGTATTAAATTTCTCTAAAAATTTTCTTACTTGGGTAGCGTCAAAATCCATCATTTGTTGTATAAAAGTTAATAATGACCCTTGCCCGCATCCTGCAAAACAAATCCACACGCCTTTTTTAGTGTTAATAGAACATGACGCATGTGTGTCTAAATGTAAGGGACACGGAATGCTAAATTCATCTCTATCTATCGGTATATCCAAATTAGTCGCTAATAAAATTTGGATCCAATCTGTTTCGCTGTTAATAATCTGACTTAAACTCATAATTCTCTAACTCCTCTATTTGCCCTCTATTTACATCCCATTTAAATATCATATCACCTGCAATCAACGCGCCGTCCCGAACCTTTAAACACCGTATTTTTCGTAATCGTTCATCATAGTCTCCATCCGTATCTAAGGTTTTAGACATAGAAAATAAATAATCCGCAGCTCTTAACAACCCATCTCCAAATGCAACTTGTGTAGCATGCGGCGGTTCAAATTCGTCTACATTTTCTCTGTTAGCCTGTGTAGACACGCAAATAGCTATGTTTTCTTGCATAGCTAAATTTTTAAAATCATTTGCTAAATCATACGATTTTTCCCAAGAGGTTTGTGTTGCCCTAGCCGTCTGACTTCTAATTAAATAAATACCATCTATAATTACTAACTGGGGTTTGTAGCGTCTTACTAACCGTTTAATTGCTTGAATAGTTATGCCATCCTCTCCGGCTAAACTATGGCAAATCGCTTGATTTTTAGCATCGTTTTCCTGTAAAAACCTAACATATTCATCTTTATCTTCAAGAGGACGTAAATTGGCTAAGTCAGAATGAGAAAATGAATATCCAAGTTTATGCCCCATCACCGTATCTAACCGCACACTTAATTGCTTAACAGTAAGTTCTGGACTTATAAACAGCGTTCTAGTACCCGCTAAAGCCGCTGTAGCAACTAATTCTGTACAAAACCACGATTTACCTATACCAGCTCTTGCAAATACTCCTATAAGTTCTCCTGGTTTCCATCCGCTACCTAAAGCCTGCAATCCTTTAAAGGGTGTAGGTGTGCCTACAATACCGCCTTTTTCTAAATAACGTTGCCTATCCTCTTCATATTCTTCTAATCGCCTAATGCTCCCATCATCATACACAGTAATTTCTGTATCAAAATCCAACTCAATGTCAGAAAGCTGGGAAATTAAATCAATTAAACCTTTCTGTGGATCGTTTCTAATTACTTTAATTTTATTAGAAACAGCTCCTTCAATATGCCTGTACAAAACCTGTTTTTTAAAAATATCTAACGTATGCTCCCACGTCATACCTACCATATTAGTATCTACCGTTGGGTAAGATACTTCAATTTCAGTTAAGGTGGGAAATTTTTTATAAGTGTCCACAAAATTTTTTAACCAATTAAAAACTTCTCCGTGAACACTAAAATGTTGTGCTGTATATGGAAAAGCGTTTAACCGTTCTTCTGTAGCGTTACAAATAATAGCCGATTCAATTTCTGCGTAAGTGCTGGAATCAACTTGCTCGTACCGTGATCTATCTTCTAACATTCTACCTCGTGGGTAACTCTGTTAAAATCGAATCGTTGGTTAATAAGTAGTAATGAAAACTAGGGTCAAACTGTTTATTTTTTACTTCTACTGCTTGTTTAAGTGTGGAAACTTCGCCGATTTTAACAATAGTTCCGTCTTTTTTATTTACTGCAATCACATCATATAATTGCACCGGATAGTCTGTCAAGAATTTTGTTTTAAACAGGCGACCTATTTCATGTTTTAGTTTTTTTCTCATATATTTTTGCTCTTGTTGTTATAAAAGTGTGTATTTTCTTTTGTATATTATTTCGTACTTTATATGCTGAATCTTCTATTTTTTCTGATATGTATTCCATAGTCATGCCTTCTAGGCGTAATTCTAAAAAACGTAACTCTTGTGATGTTAAATCAGCTCTAGTAATCATGTCCATTAACTCTACATCATTAATAAATTCTAGTGCGCTAGAGTCAGATAAAGAATTTGCTATTTCGTTCGGTAGAAAGCCTTGTGGGTTATCGTCTACATCCATGCCGTCTATACTATACGTAATATTAACGTTTTTAGTTTTTTGGGCTTTTGATATTAACGTCCGTAAAGTGTTTACCATAGCAGTGTGCAAATAAGTGTGAAAAATTACGCCTTTAGTGTCATCAAAGTGATCTGCAGCTTTAAGTATTGATATGCGTAATTCTTGTGCAATGTCTTCTCGGTCCATGCCATTTACAAATGTTGTCTGTAAAAACTTTTGGACTTTAGGCTCCCATTTCTCTAAAAGCTCGTCATTAATATCCAAACTAACTTATACCATCCCTCTGCCCCAGACCATAACATTTCTGGCTGCAGTAAATATGTTTCATTCCTCTTTGATACCGCTGGATAACGTGGCTTCGTTGCAACTGAAACTTATGGTGGCAGAATGAACATTCTACATCCACATGATAATATTTTCTTTGACATTCTTCCGTAGGGCATATCATTTGATTATCTGGTGTCATGTTTCCACACACCTTGCAAAATATTATTCTTTTTTTATAGTGCGGTTGCCTGTTATTTAATCCAGCTTTTTTTAATACTTGATGTACATATTGTTTGGATACATTAAGTTTACGGCTAATTTCTGAGCCGGTCAATAACGGTTGCCTTGTACGTAATCTAATAATCTTCTTTTTGTTCCGCATTTCCTAATCAATATCAGATTTTAAATGTTCTGGAATTAAATGTCCGTCCTCATCTGTAACATTTCTCGTTTTAATATGATCGTCAGCGCGTTCTGCTACAACTAACCAAGATATAGTATCCGTTGAATTATTATTTTGGCAGGTGATAGTTAAAGTGTTTCCTGAAATTGCGCCCTTAACCGCGTCCCACCCAGTTTTATTTTGTAAAAAATAATCAGGATTTTGCGTTAATGCTGCAAAAGTTCCATTAGACATATTTGAAGCAGTGTCAATATTAACGGTTGCTGTACCGTTTGTTAACGTTGTAAAACCTCTATATAACAAATCATATTTAGCGCCTTCAATAAAACCGTGGAATAAATATTTATTTTCGCTATCAAGAGGATGGTCAATTTTAAAATCTCCACTGGTTTTAGAAATAGCTCCTACAACGTCAAAACCGCTTGTAGTAAATTCCCCTCGTTTTGTACCATCTACCGAAAAAGATAAAAGATTACTAGCGCGTCTATACATTCCAGTGTCAGTTTCATCAATAAATGTGTATACAGGATTACTATTTCCTCCAGTGCTCAATAAACATCGTTCGGATTCGAGGCTCATATCATACAAAACTAACCGTGATCTTTCGTAAATACCGTCAGCATTTACGTTTGTTCCAGTTCGCCCATCTCTAATTACAAGATTTCTACCTTTACCCCCTGCGCCTGGCGCTACATCATTTGTTCCTTGTCTATAAATTGACGTAAAAGATTCTGTTCCTCCGCCGTCTATTACTCCAGGATTATGGTAAAAACGTATGGCTGTATGCGTATCAGCGCTAGTAGTAGATCCTTCTAAAAAGTTAATTCCATCCGCCTTTATCTGAATGCGTTTAGTATTGTCAGCTGCAAGGGTAGTTATTCCTACAGAATTGACCTGTACACGATCTGCTGCTGCAGTAGAAGAAGTAATTTGCGCTTCTTGATTTCCTGTTATAGAGCCAGTAGAACCAAAGATTTCTAATTCTGCTTTAGAGGAAGTGTCTCTTACTGCTCTAGCGCGTCCAAAAATAATATCGCCTCTAGGATCTGCGATTTTAGTATAATTGGTACTACTAGTGGTAGACGCAATAATTTGCATATCTTGCCTATCTGTTGATAGTGGGGAAGCTACGTTTTGACTGGCTAAAGGACGTAAAAATAACGTATGCCATTCGTAAGCTGCATCCCCACTGGTGGCTAAAACGTGACTAGCTTCTTTTAGTACATATTGATTACCCGTCGGATGTGTCAAAACTGTAACTGTGCTTCCACTATCGGCTGTAACCGTAATTGTACGATAATCGCCACTAGAAATGTTTCCGTCTGGAATCGTCCATTGTTGCGCACCTGCGGGTAATGATGTAGGCATATCTACGTCTACTGTTCTTGTAGAAGGTACAGTAATTGGAATGCCTTCAGCATTTGTGTCCATACCGATACCTGTTAAATTAGCCGTAATCATACCATTTGTGTAGCTATAATCAATTTTTTCTATAAGGATATTATAAGATTTATCCCAAATTTTATTTTTAACTTTTACTACATGTCCTGGTTCGGCAGGAATATAAATAGCTATAGGTTTGCTAGCGTCTAATGCAGTACCGTCACTTGTATCGGTTGCGGAAGCTCCATAAGTAGCGGTTGTAGCATCTACGGCTGAAATATATGAATATCTAGTAACAACTTTACCTGCGGCATCTAATTCTGCGATAGCCATTCCTTTTTTAACCCCAAAAGTTAATGGATTATTAGTTGTACCTGAAGCGTCGGCTAACGTAAATGCGGCTGAGGCATATGTAATAACATTGGTGCTTCTACTTACTTTAGCCGCAGCTGCTTCTAATCTACTCATAGGATATCTAATTAAACTAAATCTTGCTCGTGTAACTGAACCTTGTGAAGTAGTATCTAAGATTCCTGCAATTTCTGCGCGAATTAAATCTACAGAAAGACTTTTATGTGTTTGTAGTCTATAAGGCTTATTAAAAGCTAATTTCTTTTTTAATCTTGCTGTACTAGGAACTATGTCTATATATTCAATATCGGTTGGGGTCGATGAATTACTATAACTTCCAGCAGCTGCATTAAATAACCTAATAGTAGATGAATCAGTTGGAAATGCCTCAAACGCTAATCCTGTTTCATTTGTATACTGCACCGTAGTAGCTTCATCATAAACATTTCCCAAAATTAAATATTTGCCTGATCCTGTACCGCTTTGGTAATGCACGGTAGCGCAAGGAGTATTAGATCCAGCTTTATACAATAATTCAGGATTGTGCGAGGAACCATCATTAATATAACGTAATCTTTTGCCTGAATAAGCAAAAGCGTGGCCTGATGGTATAGTGCCACTTACTAACTCAAAAGTTTCTATAGCTTCTTGTTCTCTATTAGTTGTGTCGTCTTCACCATATGCTCTATCATTAAAATGCGTAATAACTGATGAATACACTTGGGCTGTAGTTGTGTCAAAATCAGCGTTATTTAACATTGGTTTACTAAAATTAGTTTTACCTGCCCAACCCGCTGAAGGATGTTCAATGGTTAATCCATGCTTTGAAGGATCTGCTGAAGTAGAGCCTCCTGCTCCTGGACGAGTTCCTCGTCTAAAATAGTTTATATCTACATCAGGATTATGGTCAGTAGCTAAACTTGTAAAGCTAGGATCAACATAAAAATCAAACCCAAAATGTTCGTTATTTGAAGAAGCATGAGGTTCAGCCATTGCTTGAGAATGGATAGTGCGTAAAATTTGACTTTTTCCTTCTTTAGCGATGTCCCACGAATTATTAGCTCCAGTAAAATCCCCAGTCTTTTTTTCATTAGCGGTTAAATCTACTAGTGAAGGTTCAAATTTTGCAGTGTCACTTGTGCTAAAATTATCTGAAACTTTAGAAACTATATGCGCAATAATTTCGCTTCTACTATCGGTAGTGCCTGAGTCAATATTAATAGCTCTAAGTGAAACAGGAACGTTATCTAAAGGGTGTTGTGCTAGTTCAAATAACATATCTCTTAATTGCAGTCTAATTGTGCTACCTTGCATTAAGTTATATTGATTTTGTTCTTCTAAAACCCTACCTCTAAATAACATTACGCCAGTTTCTTCATCGCGTAAACGGCAATCCATAAAATCTGTAAAAATACCAGTTAAATACCCCTGTGAGCTGTTAGTCGCTGCTTTACTGGTAGTAGTAGAGCTATAATTTTTTGATTTGTTAGATAAAACTACTTCAGCTTGTGCAGGCGCGTCTATAGTTTTGGTAATATTTACAGAAATTACAGCATTTTTACCCGTATGGGTAAGCGCTTGCTCCCATGAATCTCCGTCCCAGTAATCTAAGCGTATTGTAGGTGAAGCCATTTATATACCGTTACCTAAAATATAATGTCGGCACGAGATTTAGCCACAAACTGCATTTGAAATTCGTATCTATCTTCTTCCCCAGCAGCTTGTTGGAATCTACAAGATTGAATTGCAACAACATATAAAGCTCCACCAGTTTCGGTATTTGTGCCGCTAACTGTAGAGTCAGGAGTGGCTGCAGCGCTTGGTTCAGCTGCTTCATTATACAAAGGAAAGTTTGCATCTCCGATTTCTAATTCTAATTCTTGATCTTCGGTAGCCATCCAACGAACTACCGCGTCTTCTAATTTATTTTTATAGGGTACGTAGTAATATAAATTAGAGTTTGTATAAGCATAATCTGAATGAGCAGTACCGGACCCGTCATATACCCATATTCTTCGAGACACAGTAATAGCTTCCATATTTTCGTATCCTGCTACACTAGCGTTACCTACTCCCACAGTATCAACTCTACCGCTTAGCGTAATTGCCGGTCTAAAGATTCCTAAATCTATTAACTCAGGCGATTGTTGTGGGATAGGTATTTGAATGGGGGTTTTTGTAATATTAATAGATACGTCTTCACACTTTAACGCATATCTAACATTAGACGCGTCGGTTGCTGTAGCGTTATGCGGGCAATTTCTTAATAATACTGCTAAACTCATAGTAACTCCTTACATCCATCCATACATTGAATCTTCACCATACACATCATGCGCCCCAAAATTTACATCACCTTTTTGAGTTTGCTCATTGTAGTCTTCTTGTAAATTAACCAAGTATCGTTGTTTTTGTCGCCTTTCTAATTCACCTTCTAAGTTAAAATTAAGATCTAACGTAAAACCTTGTGGAGCTCTGGACAAATTACCACTTGGATTACGATCAGTGCCTCCAAATCCAAACCATCGAGGTGTACTAGTCTGCATATCGCTTAGAGCCTTAGCTAAAGCCGTTTTTGCATCTCCGAGCCCGCTATCAAAGCCTTTCAGACCTTTTACTATTTCAGTAGCGCTTTCTGGTTGTGCCACTCCCATAGCTGAACCTAGTAGACGTTGTATAAAGCTCGCACCTGGCATGAAATTTGCCGCAGTTTGAGCTGTTTTTACAAGACCTATTTTACCTGCATTTGCGATAATAAACTGCACTTCTTGTAGCGCTGCGTATATTAGATCAAATCCTGCTTTTAGAATAGGCGGTAAATAATCTTTAAGCCAAGTAATTCCGACTTTAACGTTACGTAATATTGGCACTACATAGTAATCCCAATATTCGCTTAAAACGCGCGTTCCTTCTGTCCAAGCTGCGGGAATAAGTTCAAAAATTTTGCCTAACCAGATTACGGTAGCTTCTATTTGAGGAAAATTATCGTAAATTGCATCGCGAACATCTGCTAACATTGGCGCAAGAAAGTCTCGCCATAAATTTTGTAAATATTCATCTATTTTTTCAAGTTTAATTGCTAACCAAGGCAGTGCTATTTCAATAATATCGTTCCATAACTTACCAAAAAACCCTTTAATTTTTTCAGTAGCTGTACTAAAATCTCCTTCAAAAGCTGCTTTAAGTCCGCTTAGTAACGGTTTAACGTATTCAACAACGTTTGCAATAAAACTAGCAATTCTTGGTCCTACTACTTC